TGTATTGATTAATCCATTAATGAAACTAACTCCACCTCGTCTTCTTTTTCATAGTCTACTTCTTCGAGAAGTCTTAATAAATAATAATGAATTTTTTCTGTAACCCATTTAAGATCTTCATCTTTTACATCACTGAAAATTGCATTCAAAGATAAGTCTTTGGATGGAGTGCGTAAATGATCTGCTAATAATTGTAAGGCTTTATATCTATCTCTATTCATCTCCCTTAACATCTTAATCACCACTTGCCTCTGGAACAACTTCAGCTGTAGCTTCATCAGATGGTGTGGCTTCTTTAATTAATGAAGTTGAAAATTCTTTTGCACCTAAAACTTTTAAATAGGTATTTTTAGCAGTAGTCAATTGAGCTTCTAATTGTTGAATCTGCTTTTCTAATGCTGCAGCCTGTTCATCCAATTGCTTGTCAAAATCCTTTAGCTTTTCCATTCCTAATCCGCAAGACATGTTAAATAAGTAACTATTTAGAGTATAACCCTAGAATAACTTATTAACAATCATTGTAGTCTCTAGCTATTTGTCCACCTATTTCTGATCCTTTGTCCTGTGCAAACATAGTTACAAAGCCTGCAGCAAGCCACCCGACTATTGGAATACTACTAAATGCAGGTGCAGCCTTGACTCCTACAGAGGCTCCTACAAGTCTACCTGTAGAGTTACCACTACCTTCTACTTTGATGCAAGCGATATCTTTATCAGTCATTACGGTTCCCTCTACCTCTTCCTGAATGCTCTCACCCTGCATTGTATAAGTTTCTCTTAAACTTAATTTTGATTCTTTATTTCCAAAAACACCTTTTGGTTCTGAAATAACTTTCTGACGAGATAAAATAGCTGGATCATTAGATTTATATTTAATTCTGTAGCCTCCTTTCAAAGCTATAACATCATATGAAGTATAAGGACCAACAGGTAAATTGAAATTAGGATATGAATTTTTAAATTTATAAGATACCAACGTATTCATTAAACCAATATTACATATTCCTAAAATTGATATGACGGTTACAATCCCCCAGTTTTTACGTGGTCGATTACTATACATATCACTTACCTGTAGTATCAGTAATTATTTTTATTGGAGCCTGTTCAATACGTAAAATTTGGGTAGTAACACCTGATGAGGCTACTTTACTTTCATCTTTCTCATCTTTTTTCTTTTTACCACCCGGCGTGATATTAAAACTGGCTAGGCATCCTGTAAATACCGAAGCTATAAAAGTGATATCCTTAACCTCTCTATCTTCAGTGATACCAGGCAATGTGATGTAGTTCAAAGAAATTATAAATCCAGCCCAAACCATTACTCCTAGCCTAATTAGAGTGCCTAAAAAAGCCATCTGCTCTTCTTTGTCATCTATGCTTTCTTTTATTTTTGAGAAAACATTTTTCTTTTCTTTTGAGTTTTCAGTCATTTTATTACTTCGTTACATACTAAGTTTACCCTCATGTAAACTTATAAGTATTAAATACTATCTTCAAAAAAATGTTAAAGTATTTCTCTCTATTAATATTATTTTCTTTACCTGCTTCTGTGAGAGCTAATATTTATCACTCAATATCTAGCTCAGTTCAACTGGAAGTAGCAGCTCCAGGGTCACTGGTCGAGCGTGTTGGAAATTCATATACCATTTCTGGATCAGGTGTCTCTACAAGTGATGGAACAACTACAGGAGCTTTAGGGGGTCTAGGAGCTGCCACAGACGGGGTAAATTCTTACACTGCAATCACAGCTTCCCAGCTGGAAACAGGCGACGCATATAGTTTTAGTGTTAGTTATACAGCTGGTGATTCCATAGAATCAAGTTTGACCACTGGTGAAGTATCCCCATTCGGATCGATAACAAGCACTTCTGGAGGCGTTGCAGGAGATTTGGCCGGAACCATTGATACAAAAGGAGCTATGGATCTAACTGCTGGGGGAGCAGGTACTTCTGTTACTGGTCAATTTGTAGTAGGCTTGACCTTGGAATAAAATGAAACAGTTGATATTGCTGTTTATATTTTTACCAATACCTTTAAAAGCTTCGCCTATATCAGGTGCTTGGACTACAGGTACCATGAATTCAACTACTACGACCCAACAAACTATAGTTGAATCTGTAATTTCGAAGGACTATACTTCTGGATATACCTATAGTGTTTCTGGTACTGGCGTAAAGGTACAAAATGGCGGTAGTATGATACCAGACGCTGTAAAAGAAACTGGAACTACAGATGGAGTTAGTTATTCATGGACTGGTTTAGATTTCAGTACAAAGCCAACCTTCGTGCAGTCAGAAAACGGAGCTGCCTTTCAACTGACGGAAAGCTATATGGGTCCAGGACTATCAAATGTGACAACAATAAACAGAACTATAACCGTGGAAAGCACAACAGTCACGCAGTCAATTTTTCAAAAATAGCTTTACTAATACTTCTTTCTCCAACATCAGTATTAGCTAATGCAGTAAGTCAATCAAATACCGGATCGGTAACTAATCAAAATTATAATGTCAATAATGGTAGTTTCCACGTCAACCAAATGGGCGGAAACGTAGTCTGTCAGGGAGCTATGATGAATATCACTCCCTTCTCAACATTCAATACAAATTTCCAAAAACCTTTTTCACATTTTTATGAAACACCAGTGTATGACCCAACTGATTTAGTGGGAGATTTTGATGATGATGGTAATCCTATAGGAGATGGGACACCAGACAATCCTGGAAAAATCCTCTTTTGGCAGAAAAATTATTCAGGAACTAATAAGGATTCTTATTCTCTTGGAACAGGAATTACTTTAAATTTTAGTATCCCATTGGATCGAAAGCTAGGTAAATTATGTAAGGATGCAGCTTCAACTCAAATAGGTATTCAAAATCAAAAACTAAAAAATTTAGAATTAGAGTGGCATGTCGCAAGGGTAAAGCACTGTGGTGAATTAATGCAGAAAGGCATCCGAGTGAAAGAAAATTCTGTTTTCTTTTCTGTTTGTGAAGATGTTTATTTGACTCCACGTCCTAATCAGATTGAGAAGCATTATCATTCTTTTTCGATCCCTGAGAAGAAGTAATTTTCTTCATAATATTCTTTGTAATACCCTTAATAATATTTATCAAAGCAGGACTGGTGGCAGCTATGGAAGCTATTATTACCGTGTTTATGACTAGGGTTGGCTCTGGTAGCCACTGGTCAACATAACTCACATCTTCCCAAATGGTTAGGCATTCTGTCTTGTCTTCATTGTACTTAAATTCTTTAATCTTTTCTAGACGTTTCTCATTTGCAAACGAGCCCACCCTGAGCTTTGAATTAGGATCTGGACAAGGAGGAAAAAATGTTTCTTTTTTATTTTTTTTAGGAATTTCTGTCTTTGCTTCTTCTTTAACTATTACAGGTTCTTCTTTTTTCTTTTTTTCTTTTACATCATTTGAATAAATCATTTTAGATCTATCAAACTCAATAGGAATTATCTCAGGAACTTCACCCCAAGGACATTTCCAAAAAGTCCCCCTAGGATCAACATTTATAAGATTAAAATTTTTGTCAGCGTCACGATGAGTTTTGTGACAGCCGGGTAGTAAGAGAGAGGGTTCACTAAAAGAAGGGTGAACTACATAATCTCCAAATACTCTTATAGGTGGTATTACTTGAACAGAAATATTAGGTATAGATATATTTGGTATATCTATATCTGGGATACTCATTAGAAGGGTATAGAGACTCCTGTGGTGTCTGGTAATTCGCTCTCAATAGCTTTAGGAAGAATACTCTGAATATCTCCCATAACTTTGTTTTTAATTAGTTTTTCAAAATTATCACTAGTTATATATTTATAACCGTAAATACCAGCACCTATTATTGTTAGAGTTAAAACTCCTGAAGCAACAGCGATGGCATTAAAAATTTTTTGCATTTTTTAAAGTATTTAATCAAATTTTACTAAGAAGCTTCTAATACTGCAACTTTAGCTGATAATTCTTTTACAGCTTCTACTAACACACCAATAAGTCCACTATATTGCAGAGTTTTACTTCCTTCATCACCATGAACAAGATCTGGAAATACTTTTTCTACATCTTGTGCTATTACTCCCATTGAATTAATAGAGGAATTGTCTAATTTATATTTATAACCTGTTATTTGTTGTAGTTTATCTAATGTATTTGTAATTGGTTCTATGTCAGATTTAAAAGCAATATCAGATGTTTCTGTAACTGTTCCCGTCACCGTTATGCCCGAACTGGTTGTTTCCAGCTTCTTCACATTATCGTGGTACGAAGCCACACCAGCATTAGGTGTTGCAACAAGCATGGGTTCTTGATTTCTTTGTAAAGTTACTACTCCAGAATTGCTTATTAATAATGTACGGTTGTTCATTTGAGATCCACCAGTCTGAAAAACCATATTTCCAGCAGTTTCAGGACAACTTACAAACAATCCATGACTATTAGTCGAATAAGTTATTGATGCACCATCATTTATTCCTGTGCCTGTTACATCGTTGTGAAACCTTAATGCTTGTAAACTTCCCGACCCAGAATTAATAAATAAAGTTGAATCAACTTTAGTCTCACCGTTTAAATTAACAGCTCCTGTTAATGTCAATGGATATGATACTTTAGCTCCCGTTATAGTTGAATCCGCAACTGTAGCTGTGTTTATACCAGCCCCTAAAAGTAATCCAAAAAATCCAAGACCTGCATCAGGTGCTGTTGTAAAGGTTATGGTGCTGGCAGCAATTGTATAATCAGTCCCAGGATTTTGTATAATACCGCCTAATGAAATTAGTATATTGTTTGCACTTTCTGGACTTACATTTACAGAAGAAACTTGTAGAGTAAATGCTGTAGTATTACCATTAAAACCACTTGATATATCATCAACTTCTCTATTTTGACCTGGTAAAGGTTCTGCTCCTATGTATGCCATTTAGATAACTATTTTATATAACTAGTTTAAAATGGCTAATTTTACCAAGGTACTCCAGAGGTTGTAGTTGGTGTGATTTGAGCTTTTATATCTGTATCTAACATCGTTTCTATTCGTGTCACCTCTTCAGATCCTAATGCATTTTTTACCCAATCAATAGCATTGTTTTCAGTAATAGATCCGTAAGCAATAAATGATTCAGAATCAGCAGGTTCTAATCCAACAGATCCATAAGTTGATGCTTTATAACTTACCTCACCTTCTGTTTGAGTATCTGATGCTGTCCAATGCACTTCAGTAACTACATCAGATAAACTTCCAACTGTTTTTGTTGAGTCTAAACAAACAACATTCCATGTCACAGCCATTTTTTTTAAATAATCAATATATTTTCATTTTACTTTGGCTTATCTTAAGTTTTTTACGCAACAGTAACAATACCACTGCTATTACCACGACCTAAGATGTAAAAAGTTAAATCTTGTGATTCTCCTGCATTGTTATCTCCTGTAGCAACTAAGGTTGCAGTATTATTATTTTCAGTTATGGAATATGTAATATTATGAATTGAACCTCTTATTACTTTATCGTCTTGAGCTAATGAAGCTTGTGTTATATTAAGACCACTTCCATGAAAAGCTAAATAAAGTTTTGTTAACTGTGCTCCTGCTGGAGATACATTGTCTCTTCTAAAAACCGTTATTTCGAAAGAGGAGGTTCCCCAATTATCAAACGTAAGAACATTTGTTGCAGAGGTGGACATGAGATAGGATCTACCTAAAACAAAGGTTTTTACAGTAGCTCCTGTTCCTGTATCAGGATTTGATTGGGCTATACTTCCAGCAATATTAATTAAACAGCCCGTAAGCCCAACAGTGGTTCCTATTAATACTTTTTGGTTATCTCGAATTCTTAAGGCTTCACTACCAGCAGTTTCAATAGAAACAGTATCAACAGCAGGGAATCTTATACAAGTATCGGTATCTCCATCATGAATTAGTTTATCCGGAAATTCCATATTACCATTATTTAATAGTGATACCGTTCCATCAGCACTTATTCTTAATCTTCCCTGTGCACTAGCAGCACCTGCGGATCTTGTTTTAAAAGTCAGACGCATTGGCATATCACCATCCCCTGGAGTTCCTTCTACTTCGCCAAGAATACTTGCACCAGTTTCATAATTGTCGCCATCATAACCTCGCCATGCAAAATCCCCAACATCATCACCATTTTGAACTATAGCTGGTGTTCCACCACCTCTTGCTTTTTCAAATCGAAAGTTAGGATCGTTACCATTACTTACCGTAGTACGAACTGTTAAATGGTTTCCAACAGCATCTTCAATTAATGCATCACCATGTACATGGAGAGTTTGTTCTGGAACATTTGTAGCAATTCCAACATTTCCTGCAGATGTTATCCTCATTCTTTCAGTAATACTTCCTGAACCATCAGCAGTAGTATGAAATGCTAATCTTCCTGGTGTATCGTTACCACTAGCTGTGCCATCTACTCTCGCTTCTATAGCAGCAGACTGATTAGCTAAATCCGTTCCATCATTTGCACAGAATCTTATTATTCCAATTTGATCACCAGACTGTACTACAGTATTACTTGTAGCTGCACCTCTATTTTTAGCAAATAAAAGATTTGCCCCACCAGTATCAGCTGAGTTTCTCCGTATTTGTACGGAACTAGTGGCAGCAGTTGACCCACCTACTTGTAATTTTGCATTTACATTAGCAGCAGCTCTTTCAGTATTATCACCAATAAGAATCCTGTTCGAAGAAGTTGCACGGAAAGTTTCTGCTGCACTACCATCCCCACCTGTATTAAATACTAATCCATCAGCATTCTGTATAATTCTGCAATCAAAATCCTCACCAGAATCAGTGGAAAAATCAATAAATGGAGTTGTACCTTTTATTTCAATTGATCCAGTATCATTTAAAAGAACATGTGCTCCTGAAGCACCAGCAAGAATGTCACCTACTACACTGAGCTCTTGGAGAGGTGCTGTTGTTCCTATACCTACTCTTCCATCGCTTGTTATTCTGACTCTTTCGGTTGTATCTACAAAAAATCTTATTGCACTATTTGCAATATTATTATTAAAATCAGCATAAATGTTTAAAAACCCATCAACACTTCTTATACGAGTTGTTGTATCATTATCAGATAAATCTAAATTTGCACCATCATCTGTGCTTGTGAAATGAGCTAAAGTTTGATCAGAACTCTGTACATCAACAGTAGCAGCTGGAGCATTTTTTCCAATACCAATACGTCCTGTACTACTTATTCTCATACGCTCTAGCGTAGTAGTTGAACCATCGGAAGTTGTCATGAACAAAAGGTTTCCTGGCATATCATTTGTACCGGGAGTACCATCAACTTCAGATCTTATCTGAGCAGTATTACAAAAATTACTACCATCAAATCCACTAAATAATATTTGTCCAGTTAAATCGTTATCTATGACAGTAGTAGCGGACGCTATAGTACCTCTAGCTTTTTGGAGAATAAATCTAGATGGGGCATTATTATTAGATATTCTTGCTAAAGATACTGCTCCAATACTTTCATCTTCAAATTGTATAGGTGGACTAAATGAATTAGTTCCTAAACGGGTTTGTCTATTGGAGGTCTTTCCAATCAATATACGACCTGAACTATCAAGCCTAAGTACTTCGTTACCACTAGTTTCTACTGAAACAATATTGTTAGCAGGAAATCTTATTTTTGTATCAGTATCTCCATTATGAATAATGCTGTCAGTAATAATTAAATTACCACTGGAAATAGTAATTCCATTACTGTCAAAATTACCAATCTCAGTTGAGTTAGAAACAAAACCTATACTTCCTGAACCTTTTCTGTATAGGCCGGAATCTTCATCTCCGATAAAACTAACACTGGGAGCCCCCGTAGATCCTGCAGGAAAAGTACCACCTGCATTTAGATAATCAGCAGTCGCATATATTATTCCAAAAAATGCATGCCCATTTGCTGGAGCAGAACTAAAAACTATATTTGTACCAACTAAATTAAAACCTGAAGATCCAGTAGGATCAGGTTCCTGAATTACTCCGTTTACTGATATTAAAACCTGTTGGGGTGATTTAGGGAAAGGGACTGGAGAAGAACCTGCAACATTTAAAGCAAAAGTTGTAGCACTACCGTTAAATCCACTACTTATATCATCAATCAGTCTGTAATCATCAGCAGCACGAATAGTATTTCCAATATATGCCATAGCAGATTAATCTAAAACCTTCTTGAATACTTTAATTATTTTAAGCTCAGTGAATATGAGAACTTTTAGAAGTTAGGTCCTGCAGTGGATGGTTGCGTCGGCCAGATAATATCTCTTAAATATGCATATTTTTGAGGAATATCTCTTAAATTTTGTCTATATACAGACCATTGTGCTTGATCAACACTACACCCAGAAACTACAGTCCAGTCGGTTGACTTCAATATATAATCTCTTTTTTTTCTAACATTCTCCCATGTGGAATCATCAAGTTCTAAAACTTTTTCTCCATAAACTATTATCTCGATAGCCTCTACTTTTGCCTTTAAGACTTTAAAATCTGCAGATAAATTTTCTAAATCATTATTTGATGTTAATCCCATATTAGGTCTGCTCTAAATAACTTACACAAACGTCTATTGCACTAGAAGTATCAGTCCTTACTCTTAAAACATCACTAGATTCCATAATTACTTTAGATCCACTTATTAATTCAAGTGATGATCCTGCTGGTATAGGAGCATTTCTTAAAAGAAATACATCATCTCCCGTGTTAGTTACTAAAAAAACATCAACATCAGCACTAGCCCCTGTTTTATTGGCAACTAAAATACTCAAAAGAACTAAAGTAGCAGAACCACCAGCTGATAGAACATTTGCATTTGAGCTGGTATGTGAATCTGTTACACAACTTGATTTTGTGTCAACTTTGAACGTGTTTGCCATATTATCCTAAAGCAATAATTAATGCTAAGTTTTCTCCAGAATCGAAGTTACCATTTACAGTCAAAGATCCATTAACTTGGACATTACCTGTAAAGGTAGAAGCTCCGCTGGAATCTATTCTAAGCTGAATAGACCCACCAGTTACAAAAGCTAATTCATCAGCAGCTGGACTGATTAAACCTGTATTCGCATCTCCTGAAAATTTTAAAGCACAGTTTGATGTTGAACCTCTTTCAAACTGTGAATTTGTACCGTCTTGTCTAAGTAAAGGAAATCCACCATTTGTAATTGCGTCATGAACCACAACCGTTTTTATAGTGGTATCTACGGTTACTTCTCCATCAGCACCTTTAAAAATCGAGTGCTCGTTTGTTGTTCCTCTTCTGAATTGAACTTGGGTTGCCATAATACTATCCTAATGCCACTGCTATTGCAGTTGCAAAACTTTCAGTAGCTATAGTTGAATCTACAGCCACTGTTACTTGGTTTCCAGAAGCACTGGTATCTATCCCAGTACCACCTGAAACCTGTAAAACTTCTGAATCTAAATCAATAGCAATTGTTCCAGAATCGGTAGTTATGTCAAGATCTTCAGCGGTGATCTGAGCTTGAACATAAGCCTGTGTTGCTATTGTTCCATTAGCATCAGGAGCAGTTAACGTGCGTGTAGTGCTTCCTGATATTCCAGAACATTCAAAAGCTAGTTGTTTTGTGTTATCTGAATTATCTCTAATTCTAAATCCACTATCATTTGTAATGATGGAGGTAGAGGTTAATGAAGCTAATCCAGTAAAAGTTGTAGCACTTCCTCCTAAAGAAATAGCGGTGCTACCTATTGTTACTGCGCTGTTAGCTAATTGAGAATTTGGTATAGAGCTTGTTCCAAACTGACCAGTTCCACTATTATAAGTTAATCCTGAACCACCAGATACGCTTAAAGATCCAAGTAAAACTACGGTTCCAGCTGCATCTGGGAATGTAATAGTTCTATCGGCTGTTGGATTAGTTACAGTAAGAGTTGTTTCGAAATCATTTGCACTAGATCCCTCAAAAACTATATTTCCACTTTCAATTTTTATTGAGTTTGCAGCATCAGCCGACCCAGAAATTAATGTAGTTCCAACTAATGTTGTAGAAGTTAGAGAAGATAAACCAGCAAATGTAGTTACTGTTCCTCCAAGACTAATAGAAGTTGATCCAATAGTGACAGCAGAGTTAGCTAAATTACTGTTAGCAATTGAAGATGCTGTAGATAATATTGTTCCAGTTTCATTTGGTAAAGTTAAAGTTTTATCTCCCCCTGTCGCATCAGCTGCTGTGAGTATTGTCTCATTTGCATCTGCTGTAGATCCTTCAAAGGTTATATTTCCTGAGTTTAAAAGTATATGATTTGCTTGCCCTGGAGCACCTGAATGTATTGATGAAGACGTAATAGAATTTAAACCACCAATATTTAAATTACTTGCCCCAAGTGCTATTGAAGTATTTCCTATTGTTATATCATCATTAGCAAGTTGACTATTAGGTATTGCACTTGTGCCAAATTCTCCAGTGCTTGAGTCATATGATAATCCAGATCCAGAAGCAACACTAAAATGTGCTCTAGCTTCAGAGGCTGACGGACCTGTATATGTAATTACGCCTGAAGTACTGTTATAACCTAGTGAGCCATCTCCACCACTATCTGTTACTGATATTGCTCCTCTAGCTCTAGAATTTGTGAAGTATTGATTTGTACCTTCACTTAAATCAGTTGTACTATTTCCAGCAAAATCTAATTTATCAGAAGAAGAATTTAACTCCTGAAATAAACCAGAAACTAATACAAGTGATTTTCTCGTTGCCATTTTACACTCATAAACAATTCAAATAAATGAACTGCTAATTATATTTATTTTACTTTCTCTAAACTGTCAGCTTAAAAGAATTGGAGTTTCTATTTTTATGATGAATTGACCAGTAGAACCAGCCTCTCCTAATCTAGTTAAGTAATTACCAGATCCTGTAGGAGGTGTCTCAGTTATAGAACCTGCAGAACTTGTTGATAAAAAATAATCATTACCAAAATTTAAACCTGATGTTGCAATTATTCCTCTGACTAAAACTCGAATTTGTGAACCAGATGTTTCGGTTGTTTCAGCAAATCCTGCTACTTTAGCTTTATCAAAAGTATCATTTCCTATCGCTTTGCCAATAAATCCATCTGAAGATCTTGCATAAACTGCATCTCCCTGTGTTACATTTTCAAATGCTGTAGTAATATATCCGGTAACTTTTGAAACTGGTTCACCTGTAAAAGTAGATTTAAAATCTAATAAAGCTTCCGTTAAACCTTGAGCATTAGGTTCATAAGGCTCATAATTTTTTACAATTGCCATTAACTTAATTTTATAGGAGGTTCAATTTGAATAGCTAAAGAGGATGACGTGGCAGCCTCACCTAATCGAACTACAGCTTGGCCTGCAGTAGATGGAGGTGTAAGAGTTATTGAACCAGCAGTGCTAGGAGATAAGAAATATAAATCCCCTGCATCTAATCCAGTCATGGATTTTATGCCAACCACTATAACTTTTACAGTCGAATTAGCAGTTGCATCTGCATTTGCAAATCCTACAACCACAGCATTCTCTAATAATCCGTTTGAAGCAATAGCTTTACCAACTTGACCATCAGATGTCCTCATAAATAATGCATCTCCTTCACTTACATTTTCAAAGGCAGTAGCATCAAAACCTACTTGCAGAGGAGCAAATTTTGGAAACCCTTCTTTAACATCAACTACCGCATCGACTAATCCTCTATAATTAGGTTCATACGGTTGACGAGTCATTGTAAAATTATTAGCTATCATTAAATCTCTTAAAACAGAAATTGCTCCTTCTATATTAGGTTCGTAAGCAGTTGACATAATTTACCTTTATTAATATTTATTTTAAACTGTGCCTAATATTATAATAAAGATATGGAACCTCAAGTAATTGCAGCAATAATTTCTGGAAGTATCGGCGCATTTGCTGGTATTAGTAGAGCTTTGGCTAGTTTTAACAAAAAACTAGACAGAAGATTTGACAGAATCCAAAGAGAGGTGGATGATTTAAAAAATAGTGTTATTCATGATTATGTTTTAAAAGAAGATTTTTTAAGAGAAATGCAGGCAGTTCATACCAAATTAGATAGAATACTTGATCACTTACTCAATCATCCTTAAACATTTATCCAAGATGTTGATGATGCTCTATACATAATTAACTGACTTGCATTTGAATCATAATGTAATTGTCCATCAACAGGATTAGCTGGTTGTCCTGCAGATATTGATACTACAGCTTTTACAGTTTGAAAAGACGATCCATCATGTATTTTAAATATGTGAGTGCTGGCTGTGTCTAACCAAGTTTCCCCTTTACTAGAAGATGTAAAACCAGCTGCAGAAGTATTAGGGGCTGTGCTTCCAATATGAACTGGACCTACTTTAATTAAACCAGTGTTGGGAGAAGCTACATTATCAGCAAAAAATAATCCTGGACTTGAACTATGATTATTTAAAGCAAGTTCACCAGCACCTAACCTTGTAGGAAATGGTCTATCATTAGCGGTGCTTGATCTTCTTGTTTGAATTTGAACTGCCATAATTAGTCCTCCACATTAATATATAATCCTGCATCTACTACTGTATCTTGAGCAGTATTTGGAGTATAAGTGCTTGCATCAAGATCACTAGTTTTTACAGCAGAATCTATTAGTTCTCCATTTATATAATCTCCTGCATTAATCAAACCAGATTCAAAAATATCAGTAAATTCAATAAGTGGTTTATTTATTATTCCAAATTTAATATCATCTAAAACAGTTGGAGATTTATTAAATAATTTATTTACCATTGCAATCATTCTATTCGTTGTATTAAGAGATCTACCAGATCTATCTAATTCTCCTTGTGCATCTCTTTTTAAACTATCTGTTAAAGTCATTGCTATAACAGATGGATCAAAATTAGCTACATTTTGATTATTATTAAAATTACCAATAATTTCTTTATTACCTTCCCATTTTGTTGACCGATTATATAAAGCAAATATTTCAGCAGATTCTTTAAGTTTTTCTTGTTCTTTTTTCCAATTTCTTTCCCATGCTTCAAGACCTTTACCTATGGGTTTATCATTTGGCTCTAACAACCATGCTCCAACATATTCATGTTTTTTTAAATTTTCTACTGTCACATAACCACTTGTAGTTTCATCAAAAGGATATACAACTATAAAGCTATTTTTATTTGGTACATCGCTTATTGTATACTCTCCTGAAATAGCATTCCCACTTGTAAAATTTAATTGAATTTTATCATTTTTATTCAAATTATGATTCTCAAAATCAACAACTATATTTACTCCAGATTGAGAGTATTTAGCTGCTAATTTTAATGGCTCGTTACCTTCATCATGGACTAATGACCACATCGCTGCATAAATATGTTTACACCAACGAAGTTGATAATATTGTAAATTTTGAAAAGAATCTTCTTTCTCATCTTCATATTCTGGTAATTCATAAAAATTATTTATTGTTACATATCCCAAATCTCTAAAAGTACCAGGAATATCTCTTTCATTACTTAATGTCCCATCAGGTTGTAATACGTTTCCAGGTTTTGTATCCCTAATCGGTGTAACTGGAAATCTAGAATTATTTGATGTTTTAAATAAATCATAACTATCTCTTCTTGAAAAATCTTGACATGAGCAATTCCATCTTAATTCTGTAGTTAAAAATCTACCTACTGCAAAACCCCTATGAGCAGGTACAGTAGTTTTAGCCACAGTATCAACAGTTTTTGCTCCATAGCTATCTTTCTTTTGAAAAATTATTTCATTAGTATTAGCATCAGATCCAGTTACTGTATATCCCACATAATCGTCATATCTAAATCCTCTTAGTAATCTACTTAAAGTAAGATTTCCTGATGTAGAACCACTTGTTATTGTAGTTACTTTAAATTGTGTGGTTGATGTTACCTCTATAGTGTATCTACCAGAGGGCACATTACCTGTACTTACATCTAAAAACACTTTGTTACCTGTAGATAAACCATGAACTGAACTACAAGTTACAGTCACTTCTGATCCTGATCTTGTATATGTAGAAGAGATTCCAGGATCTTTTTCAATTATTCGATCAGCCATTCTTTCTCCGGCAAGAAATGCAACTTCTGTGGGTAAATTTCTTAATTTAACTCTCACAAATCTCCAACGAATATCATCAAAATCTGTTGAATTATGATAGGTAACATTTCCAGAAGTTGTTAAAGAATTAGTTGCTGTAACTGTAAAAGTATTTTGGGTTTTACTTATAATTGTTAATGTCTCATCAATACCGTTACCTGTAGAAATATCTAAAAAAACGTCATCACCAGGAAACAATCCATGATCTGATTTAGATACAACTAAAGTTGTACCATTTTGTTCATATGTGGCATCGACAGAAGGTGCTAAATATCTTACAGCAAGTATCGGTAAACCAAAATTGTAAAAACTAAATCCATCAGTATCTCTCATTCCACAAACATGTTCTCCTAATTCTTTATTTTTAGAGGGAAAAGTAAATATTCTTGCTGGTATAAAAACTCCGGGAAACTGTTGAAATGTGAAAAATAATCTGTAATCTCCCCTTCTATCTCTTTCTTTAGAAGTAGAACCTAATATTGTTTGCATCATTACATATAATTCATATCCTCTTCTCCATCTAGTCCACAAAGAATCTTGATTGTAAAACTTTACTTCACTCTCTAATTCATATCCATCAGATCCTCTTGGATAAATGCTAGGTTCTTTTGGTTTATTATCAAAATTTTTAAATTTTTTATTAAAATCGAAATTCGATGATTTACCAAAATCTCTTATTTCGAATACCATTATTTTATTTAATAGAAGCCACCTTGGATATTACAATAAAATCCGTTTGTTAAAGCTGTAGCTCCACTAGCAGCAACATATAAAGCCTGTCCTCTTTTTAACATTAAACCTCTTTGTTTAGGAGCTATTTCATTATTAGCACTTCCAAAGTTGGAACCTGCTTGAACTGTAGGGTGATTTATCAAAGGTAATATTTCGTTTAAAGTTAAACTATAATATGACTGACTTGAATCGATACTAGCTATAAATAGAGGGAAAAATTGATTTATATTTGTTACTGTTCCTGTGCTTACTAAGTAAAAACAAAAATCAGTAGGTAAAGAAATATCAACGTTTCCTGTAATAGTGCCACCTAGAGATGGAATAGTAACATCAAAAGTGGTGCTTGTGAAATTGACTGTATCTAAAACTGTAAATACATCATCCTTTGGAACTACTCCAGAACTATAAGTTTTAAAATCCAGAAAAACACTTTGTCCTGGGGTTAAATTATGACCTGTTGATAAAGTTACTGTGCAAGTAGTGCTATTAGCTGAATATGTTCCAGTGGGTGGCGTTACTGCATCAATTTTTTGTATAACTTTTTTTGTATATCTAAAAAATATCTCATCTATGTATGCACCACTTATCGCTGTATCTGTTAACCCTGAATCAACATCAAATACTTTTGTAGCATTACCAACAGATGTAGGTAACAAACTAGTTAAGAAAGATTGACCAGATGATACGGTACATAGTGTAGACGCGGTGGCTGGACGATCCACCATTAAAGGTTGTTTGTTTGAGCTACTACTTGACACTGCTAATTTTTAAAAGTCTTATATTAATTATATAGGAAGTTATTTACTTACTTATCTCCTTCTTGTTCTTCTTCTCCTTACTCTTCTATTTCTTGCTCTTCTATTTCTCATAGCTCCAGAACGTCTACCTAACATTCCACCTCTTCTTGCTCTGTTTCTTCTTCTTTCTCCAGCTGCATTTGATTTTACAGGTCCACGTCTTCTTCTTTCATTTAATCTCCTCCGCCTTTCTCTAAGCCTCCTTCTACGTGCAGCTAAAAGTGCTCTCCTTCTACGTGCTCGTAAAAGTCTAGCTCTCATTCCTTTGTTTCTTGGTTTTCTTCTTTTTGGTGTTGTCGGTCTTGATCTTCTTCCCCCATATCTCTTATTATGAGATAAGAGTCCTTCACAGATATACGTATGTGCATCTTCTATTGTGATA